AAGCAGAACTCAAACAACACAAGCTGATTCGCCAATGACAAAAGTAGATAGATCTACTTACGCAGCATTTTCTAATAAATTATCAAAAGGAACACCGAATCAGTATTGGGTAGAAAGATTTATAGACAAAGTTAGAATACATATTTATCCAACACCTGATTCTACAAATGCATCAAAAGATATGCATTTTTATTTTATAAAAAGAATACAAGACATAGGTGATTACACTAATGCAAGCGATGTTCCATTTAGATTTGTGCCTTGTATGGTGTCTGGACTTGCATATTATTTAGCACAAAAATATAAACCAGAGTTAATACAAGCTATGAAACTAGCTTATGAAGATGAATTAGCTCGAGCACTAGCAGAGGATGGGTCAGCTTCAAGCACATATATTACGCCTAAAGCTTATTACCCAAGTTCATAATGGCAAAATTTGCAACAGGTAAATACGCAAAAGCAATATCAGATAGATCTGGTATGGAGTTTCCATACAAAGAAATGGTTAGAGAATGGAACGGGTCCTTAGTTCACATATCTGAGTTTGAACCAAAGCAACCACAACTAGAACCAAAACCAATGAATGGTGATTCTATATCTTTAAGAAATATTAGACCAGGAAGAACAGAGCCAGCTACACCTAGACTTTTACCTTTAAATGCTTTCACAACAACAAACGGATCTGCAACTGTTTCCGTAAACGAACCGAATCATGGTAGATCTACAAGTGATACTGTTAGATTTAGAGATGCAGAGTTAGTTGGTGGAATAGCTGCCTCTACAATTAACGGTTCAAGTGGATTTACAATTACTAAAGTAGATGATAATAATTATACGTTTCCGTCCGGTTCAACTGCGACGGCATCAGAAAAAGGAGGAGGTGGATCTGCGTCCGCTGGACCAGCTACACAACAAGCATAATGGCAGGATTAAGTGCATCAGGATTAAAGACACAAATAAGAAGTTACACAGAAGTTGATTCTAATGTGTTATCTGATTCGGTGTTAGAAAATATTATTTTAAATGCACAATATAGAATTTTTAGAGATGTGCCTATCGATGCAGATAGAAAACAACAATCAGGTAATTTAGTTCCAGGACAAGAAACAATTAACGCCCCAGCAGGAGCTGTATTTATTAGAGGTATACAGGTTTATGATTCAAGCGCCGTGCTTACAGGATCTAATACTTGGTTAGAGAAGAAAGATGTAACGTATTTACAAGAGTATCAACCCATTACAGGCACAGCTGCAGCACAGGGTAAACCAAAATACTACGCTATGTTTGGTGGTGCTACAGGAGAATCAGACACTACATCAGGGCGTATATTTTTAGCTCCTACACCCAATACAAACTATAAATTTAGAGTGCACTATAACGTGGCTCCAGCTCTTTTAGAGAGTGACAATACTAACTATATTAGCTTAAACTTCCCTAATGGCTTGTTATATTGCTGTTTGGCAGAAACTTATGGCTTCTTAAAAGGACCAGCAGATATGTTGACTTTATACGAGCAAAAGTATAAAGAAGAAGTACAGAAGTTTGCTAACGAGCAAGTTGGAAGACGAAGAAGAGACGACTACACAGACGGTGCAGTTAGAATTCCAGTAAACTCAGCAAACCCATAGGAGATAAAAAATGGCAATAACATCGGCAATTTGTACAAGTTTTAAAGTAGAACTATTAAAAGGTGTTCACAATTTTACAGCAACAACTGGTAACACTTTTAAAATTGCTTTGTATGATAGCGACGCAACTCTTGGAGCAGGAACTACAGCTTTCACAACTTCGGAAGAAATCACAAACACATCTGGAAGTGCATACACTTCTGGTGGCGCTACATTAACAAGCGTAACTCCAGTGGCATCAAGCACAACTGCAATCTGTGATTTTTCAGATGTAAGTTTTTCATCAGCTTCTTTTACAGCTAACGGTGCATTAATTTATAATTCATCTGCAACAAATGCAGCTGTTTGTGCAATCGCTTTTGGTTCTGATAAAACAGCGACTAACGGAACTTTCACAATTCAATTCCCAACAGCTGACGCTACAAACGCAATCATAAGATTAGCATAGGAGGACCACTATGTCGGTTTCTTCAGGATGGGGTCGATTCACCTGGGGCCAAGCTTATTGGAACCGTGACGCAGTTCTTGCAACTGGTTGGGGTGCAAAAGCATGGAATGATAGTGAGTGGGGAAATCTAGCTGACGAAACAGTTTCATTAACAGGCGTATCATCTACATCTTCATTAGGCACAATTAGTAACGTTATAGATTTATCTTTTGCCTTAACAGGAGTTTCATCTACATCTTCTGTTGGATCAATATCACCGGTTATACCAAAAACAGTAGAAGTTGGTGGAGTATCATTCCAATCAACTGTTGATTCGGTTACAAACGTAATAAACGTATCTTTTGCTGTTTCTGGATTATCATCCACAGCAGCGATTGGTGTAGTGGATCCTGCAGATCAAATAATGGGACTAACAGGATTATCATCTACTGTTGCTCAAGGAACAGCAGTTGCACCAAACGAAGATGTTTCTGTAACTGGACAAGCTATAACATCAAGTCAAGGGACTGCAATTTCATTTGTAGGAACAGCTGTCTTCCCATCAGGATTTACAGTAACAGGTAATATAGGTTCTGTTACAGTTCCAAACGATGCAGCCATTTTATCTGGATTAAACATAGAAACAACTCTAGGTTCTTTAGTAGGATTAGGATCTTCAGTTGTAACTTTAACAGGACAAGCTTCAACAGGTTCAGTGGGTAGTTTAGCGCCTGCAGATGTCATGGGATTAACGGGTGTTTCTTCAACAAGTTCTGTAGGAACAATAGACCCTGCAGATCAAGTTATGGGATTAACTGGTGTTTCTGCTACAGCCGGCATAGGAGCAGTAAATGTTATTGCTTTAGCTAATATTGACACGGGTAGTAACACGTCGTATAGTGATATTTCAACGGGTTCGAATACTTCTTATTCGGATGTTGCAACTGGCTCAAATACAAGCTATAACGACGTAACAGGAGAAGCAGCTTAATATGGCATCGACATATACACCTCTCGGTATTGAACTTCAGGCAACTGGTGAAAATGCTGGAACATGGGGTACAAAGACAAATACAAACTTACAGATTATAGAGCAGATAACTGGTGGATATACAGCGCAATCTATTGCAGGTGGTGCTCAAACAACTGCTTTATCAGTTTCTGATGGATCAACTGGAGCTGTTCTTGCTCACAGAGTTATAGAATTTACAGGTACAATTACAGGAAACCAAATCGTTACTATACCTTTAGATGTACAAACTTTTTATATTTTAAAAAATTCAACTTCTGGTTCTTACACGGTACAATTTAAATATGCGTCTGGGTCAGGAAATAGTGTTACTTTTACTGCAACACAAAAATCTACAAAGATAGTTTTCGCAGATGCATCTGACGGAACGAATCCAAACATTTACGAAGTATCAACTGCAAGTGATGTGGTTGATGATACATCTCCACAGTTAGGTGGTGATTTAGATACTAATTCTTTTAACATTCTTATCGATGATGATCATGGTATTAGAGATGAAAACGATAACGAACAGATAGTATTTCAAACAACGTCTTCAGCTGTAAACCAGTTGGAAGTTACAAACGCTGCAACAGGTAATGATCCAAAATTAGCTGCTGCCGGTGGTGATTCAAATATTGATTTAGCTTTAGCACCAAAAGGATCTGGTGAAATTGTTGTTGGTACAGGATCGGCTGCCTCAACGATTACATCAAGTGGTGCATATGATTTAATTTTAGATACAAACTCTGGAACTAATTCAGGACAAATTAAAATTACAGACGGCGCAGATGGAGCGGTTAATTTAACACCAAACGGGACTGGTGTTGTAGAGATTGGCGGTAATACAAACCCAGGAACTTTACAACTTAACTGCGAAAATAATTCCCATGGTATCAAGCTGCAATCTCCGGCCCACTCAAGTTCACAATCTTACACACTTAAGTTCCCTACAGGTAACGTAACAGCAGATAGATTTTTAAAAGTCGATTCGGTAACAGGATCAGGCACATCGGGTGTTGGTCAATTATCTTTTGCTGAAGTATCTGGTGGAACATCTTGGCAAGCTGTCAAGACATCTAATACAACTATGGTTGCAGGTGAAGGTTATTTTGTTAACACAACATCGGGTGCTATCACAATGACTTTACCATCATCAGCAACACAAGGTGATGAAGTATCAGTTATTGACTATGCTGGAACAGCGGACACAAATAATATAACAATAGGAAGAAACTCACATAACATACAGGGTTCTGCAGCAGATTTAACAGTGTCAACCGAGAGAGCTGGTTTTACATTGGTTTACGTAGACTCGACTCAAGGTTGGCTATTAAAGGATAAATAATAGCTATGTCTGAATATAAAGGTATAAAGGGGTTTCAAGTTCAAACCCGTACAGCAGATCCAACACCATATGCACAAGCATTGGCAGATAATCCTTATGCAGGAGCTTGGGCTAGTGGTAGTGCATTAAATACTGGTAGGAATAATTTAGCTTCTGTAGGAGTTAACGCTGAAAATCTATTAGCTGTTTCTGGAGAAGGTCCACCTAATGTTGCAAATGTTGAACAATGGAATGGTTCATCTTGGACTGAAATAGCAGATGTAAATTCTGCAAGAAGAGGTGTAAGAGGTTTTGGAACGTACACTTCTGGTATTATAGCAGGTGGTTATCCTTATGTTGCTGTTGTTGAATCTTGGAATGGTTCATCTTGGACTGAAGTTGGAGATTTAAATGTAGCAAAAGCAGGCATGGGTTCTTCAGGTTCTGCAAATACTGCGGGAATAGTTTTTGGTGGAAACACCCCTTCAAGAATAGCAACAACTGAATCTTGGGATGGTTCAAGTTGGACGGAAGTTAACGATTTAAATACTGCAAGAGATAATCTTGGTGGAGCAGGTAATTCAAAAACAGCAGCTTTAGCCATAGGTGGAGATGCTCCCCCTAACTCAGCTCTTAATGAATCTTGGGATGGAACAAATTGGACAGAGGTAGGTGATCTTGTTGCAGCACAGAAACAACAAGGTGCTAGTGGAACATACACTTCAGCTGTATCATATGGTGGAAGTGTTCCGGGAAGTCCAGATATAACTGGAAAAACACAATCTTGGGATGGTTCTAGTTGGACAGAGGTATCAGCTTTATCAACAGCAAGATATAACCTTGGAGGTGCAGGAGCTAATAATCTTTCTGCCTTAGCTTTTGGTGGTTTAAATGCTTCTGACTCTGTGCAAAGTGTAACAGAGGAATGGTCTTTTAGTGGTTTACCACCGTCAACACCAGCAGCAGATTATGCTAACGCGATTACTGGAGACTTTTACTACAACTCTACAACAGGACAATTTAAAACTGTAAACGATG